ATGTATCCTAAGATTTGGCCGGGAATTAAATGGTCAGAGCGTAAGATGCAGTGGACTGCACCATCAGGTGCTACTCTTTGGATGAGTTATTTAGATAAGGATCAGGATGTTACTAAGTATCAAGGATTGGCATTTAGTTGGATTGGTTTTGACGAACTTACCCAATGGGCTACACCTTTTGCTTGGAATTATATGAGATCACGATTACGTACAGCAGACCCTGAGTTACCTCTTTCAATGAGGGCAACCACAAACCCCGGCGGCAGAGGCCATCACTGGGTAAAGAAAATGTTTATTGATCCTGCACCTGCAGGTAAGCCTTTTATAGCTACAGACATTGATACAGGTGAGCAACTAAAGTACCCTGCAGGACATGCTAGAGCAGGTAGACCATTGTTTAAACGTAGGTTTATACCTGCAAGACTAAAAGATAACCCGTACCTATCTCAACAGGGTGACTATGAAGCAATGCTTTTGTCACTGCCAGAGCAACAACGTAGACAATTACTAGATGGTGATTGGGACATTAAAGAAGGCGCAGCCTTTACAGAGTTTGACAGAAACCTACATGTCATTGATCCTTTTGAAATTCCTAATAACTGGGTTAAGTTTAGAGCTTGCGATTACGGTTACGGAAGTTACACAGGAGTCCTATGGTTTGCAGTTAGTCCTGATGAGCAGTTGGTAGTGTACAGAGAATTGTATGTATCTAAAGTTCTTGCGGTAGACTTAGCTGACATGGTGCTTGAATTAGAGGCTGGTGATGGTAACATGCGTTATGGTGTACTTGACTCTTCCTTGTGGCATAAGCGTGGTGACACTGGCCCTAGCCTAGCAGAGCAGATGATTATGAGGGGCTGTCGCTGGCGTCCATCAGATAGAAGCAAAGGCTCACGTGTGGCAGGTAAGAACGAAATACACAGACGCCTACAGGTAGATGAGTTTACTGAAGAATCTAGGATGGTGTTCTTTAATACCTGTACTGAAACTATCTCACAACTACCTGCTATTCCTTTGGATAAAAAGAATCCAGAAGATGTGGACACACATGCGGAAGATCACTTGTATGATGCATTACGTTATGGTATAATGTCTCGACCACGCTTTAGTGTATGGGACTTTGACAGTAGGGGTGTACCAGCTAACAGTATGCCTATGGCAGACTCAACTTTTGGATATTAAGGAAATATAAATGGAAGAAGAAAATACATTCATTGAAGACGAATCAATTGTACTAGAGGACAGTGAGCAATCTTCAATAGACGATTATCAAACCAATAATATTATTCCTTACATTGAGGGGCGTTTTAAACGTGCAGAAGAGTACCGCAATCAAGACGAACAGCGTTGGCTTTCTGCATACAGAAACTACCGTGGTATCTATGGCCCTGATGTGCAATTTACTGAAGCTGAAAAGTCAAGGGTATTTATTAAAGTAACTAAAACTAAAACCCTTGCAGCCTATCAGCAGCTTGAGTCTATCATGTTTGCTAATAATAAATTCCCACTTACTGTTGATCCTACTGAACTACCTGAAGGGGTAGTGTCTGATGTAAACTTTGATCCTAAAGAACCTGATCAGATTAAAGAGTCAGAAGTAGATGAGCAAGTAAGTCCCTATGGCTTTAAGGGTGACGGTAAAGAACTTAATAAAGGTGCAACAAGTAAAACACTTGGTGAAATGCTTGGCCCACTTACTGATAAGTTAAAAGATATTAGTGGCCTACGTAATGGCACAGGCATGACACCTACCGCCATTACCTTTAGTCCAGCTATGGTAGCTGCAAAGAAGATGCAGAAGAAAATACAAGACCAACTAGAAGAGTCTAATGCAAGTAAGCACCTACGTAATACTGCATTTGAAATGGCTTTGTTTGGCACTGGTGTTATGAAGGGTCCATTTGCTGTAGACAAAGAGTACCCTCACTGGGATGAAGAAGGCACTTACAGCCCTACAATTAAAACAGTACCACAGGTATCTCATGTATCTGTGTGGAACTTTTACCCTGATCCAGACGCAAACAATATGGATGAGGCACAGTATGTAATTGAACGTCACAAAATGTCACGGTCACAATTACGTCAACTCAAGAGGCGTCCTTTCTTTAGGGACAATGTAATTGACGATGCAATTAAACTTGGGGAAAACTATAATAAAGAATTTTGGGAAGACGATCTGTCTGACTATGCACCTGAATATGGCGTAGAACGCTATGAGGTACTAGAGTACTGGGGCATGGTAGATGTAGATTTCTTAGAAGAACAGGGCGTAGACATTCCTTCTGAGCTTAGTGACGTAGATGAACTACAGGCTAATGTTTGGGTATGTAATGGCAAACTACTACGTATGGTAATCAATCCATTTAAACCTGCCCGTATACCGTATCATGCTGCCCCGTATGAACTCAATCCCTATAGCTTCTTTGGTGTAGGTATAGCTGAAAACATGGATGACACACAGACCTTAATGAATGGGTTTATGCGTATGGCTGTGGACAATGCTGTACTGTCGGGTAACTTACTTATAGAGATTGATGAAACGAACCTAGTTCCCGGTCAAGACTTGTCACTGTATCCCGGCAAAGTCTTTAGGCGTCAAGGTGGCGCACCGGGACAGGCTATCTTTGGTACTAAGTTTCCTAACGTGTCAGGTGAGAACTTACAACTGTTTGATAAGGCACGTGTACTTGCTGATGAAAGCACAGGCTTCCCTAGCTTTGCTCATGGTCAGACAGGTGTTACAGGTGTAGGTCGTACTGCATCAGGCATTAGTATGCTTATGGGTGCGGCACAGGGAAGTATTAAGTCTGTAGTTAAGAACATTGATGACTACCTACTGCGTCCATTAGGTGAGGGTTTGTTTAGGTTTAACATGCAGTTTGACTTTGACCCTGACATTAAGGGTGACTTGGAAGTTAAGGCACGTGGCACTGAAAGTCTTATGGCTAATGAAGTACGTAGTCAACGACTTACACAGTTTATGCAGATTGCAGCAGCACCATCACTAGCACCCTTTACTAAGTTTGATTATATTATTAGGGAGATTGCAAAGTCTCTTGATCTTGACCCAGATAAAGTAACAAACAATATGAATGAAGCTGCACTGCAAGCAGAAATGATGAAGGGCTTTCAACAGGAGCAGCCCCCACAGCCTCAAGGAGGACAACCGCCTATGGACCCATCGGGGTCAGGTGGAGCAACGATAGGTACAGGTGGAGTACCAGCACCGGGACAACAAGGATTTACTGGAAATGAACAACAACCTACTCAACAACCTCAAGCCGCTGGTGGTCAACCAGCAGGAATGGGACCAATTCAATAACTATGTTGAGGATTTAATTAAGCAACAACAACGGTCTATGGAACAAACAGACGAAAGTGTTATTGTCTATAGAGCGCAAGGGGCTATACATGCCCTACGCAGATTACTTTTATTAAGGGAAGAGGTATTACAGAATGGCTAACATGGCAAAACAAATGGATTTATTTGCACTAGGCGGTCTTAAAGATGAAGGTGGCGAGATTGACGAAGCATCAGGCAATCGTGTACCTATTGGCGGCACTAAAGAAGGTGTTCGTGATGACATACCCGCTAACGTAAGTGAAGGTGAATTTGTTTTTCCTGCTGATGTAGTACGCTATCATGGCCTAGATAAAATGATGGCACTGCGACAAGAAGCTAAGATGGGCTTACGAAAGATGGAGTCTATGGGACAGATGGGCAATAGTGAAGAAGCCACTATGTCTGATGATATGCCCTTTGACATGGCTGATCTTATTGTTGTTGGTGGGCAGGGTGAGCCTATGGAGTTTGCTGAAGGTGGGTTTGTACCACAAAGGGAAACACTTCAGACTGCAGCCGTGCCTACGATGGGTGGCGGTACTACTGGTGGCACTACTACAACACCTATTGTGTATGATGACTTTATGAAGACACCTGTAGTGACTATGCAGGAATACCGTAATGCTGCAGGTGAAACTATTATTATTACATCTGTAAATGGTAAGGCTACTACAGAAATACCTGCAGGTTATACCTTGTATACACCACCTACTAATGTTGCACCTAGTGGAGTACAAGCGGTTATTCAGACAGCTAACAACTATAGCTATCAAACTTCTGGTGGTGGTGAAGGACCAGATACACCAAGAGAATTGCAAGTAGACCCTGACTATGCATCTATGGATAATGATACATACTTTTCAACTATGGAACGTCAGAATAGTTTTGGCGGTAAAGCAGGTAATGCAGCAGCAATGGGTATTGCATTGGCAATGGGTCCACTTGGGTTGCTTACACTAGGTATGCTACAGGCAGATAAAAAACGACAGCTTACTTCTGCAGAGCAACGTATTGCTTCTGAAACAAACCCAACAAAGAAAAAAGCATACCAAGCTACCTTTACTAATATGGGTGGTAAAACAAAAGAACCAGAAGAAGAAAATGCACTTGTAGAATTTGGTAAAGGATTTCTTACTGCTGTTGGTGGGTTGTTTGGATTTGGTAATGATGAAGTAGAAACAGTTGCACGTACTGCTGGTAGTGCCGCTGCAGATAATACTAATGTTGTTTCTACTGCACCTGAAAGGTCTTTGCGTCCACAGTTACGTCCTGTCGAACAGTCAGGAGCAAGTGATCAAGTTACTACAGACGATGAAGGGATTTCTTTAAATCAAAGTGATGCAATACAAACACGTTATCAAGCACAAATTGCACTAGATAAATTAGAACAAAAAAAATTATACGACAAAGCGTCTGCCTTTCTAAGGGAATACGAATACGATGAACGAAGGGCTAGACGAAATGAAACAGGAAAAGGACTAGGAGATTCAATAGATAGTCCTGCTATTGAAGCATTACTTAGATCGCCTGATACAGACTTTACTGGTGGTTCTGTTGCACAACCATCACCTCTATCATCGTATGAAAATAATCCTGATGCAAGTGCGCCTGTTGATCCTGTGGCCCCCAACCGTATTACTGCAAATCAAGGGGGTAGAGCTAGACCAAAACCCGGTGAGTCTATACCAGAAGTTGCACAACAAACGCAAAGGGCATTAAACACTCCTTTTGATATAAACAATAATATTATTTCGACGAAGGCACAGTTTGACGAGCAGCAAGATTATTACAAAAACTCTCCGCTGGGGTTTTCTACGGAATTTCGTAAGGATCTTTTTAATTCTACGCCTAACGAATATTTTAGTGGTAGCAAAGGCAAAGGTTCTATGTTAGGCGCTGATTATCCTCCTTCTACTTTTAAGGCTTATCAAGCTGGCGACGATCCTCGGACGTTTAACAAGCCTTCTTATACGACTGAGTATGATGACCAAGCACAAACAGATGCAGCATTATTAAATCCAAACGTATTAAGAGACATGGTTGCAGGTGCGCCTGTTAGGAATACTCCTTTTGATACAAATCAACCTAGTGTACGTACTGCTGGTTTAGGGGATTATATACCCGACTTTTTAAGTAGAGCTGCTACTGAGAGAGTAGCACCTACACTTAATCAAGGGGCTATTCAAGCGCAAGCAATCTTGCAAAGGCAAGCAAAAGAAGATGCAGAGCCAGAGATAAGCCCCTATCCTACAATACTACGTGCTGATCCTGTAGGGGAAGAAGTTGCACCACAAAGTTTTTCTGATTCTGGTGTTTCTAATAGCTTACAAAAAGACTTTCAAGCACAAAGAAAAGCATCCCAAAATGCCCAAACACGATACCCTCCAGCACCTGCACTAGCACCAGCAATAACAAAATCTGCAGTACAAGTAGAGCCATTTGTACCGCCACCCGCAAATGTAACTCTTCCCAGCATGGATATTGACAATCGTGATACTATGATTGCAGGATCAGGTGTTGATGCAATGGCTTTAGCTAATGTACCACCTGCAGGTTTAGAAGACCCACGTGAAAATATTAATCCTGATCCTATGAATACAGGAACATATAGTAATGATGGTAAAAGTCTTGTACCTTCTCAAATTTCAGACAGTCAACTTTCTTTAGGTCAAGCTAGAAATATTACAGGACCAACATCTGTTGGTAATTATGCTACTGCACAAACTAATAGTGTGTTTCCAGATTTTGAAAGTGATCTTGATGACGGTACTGTAAATGTATTTAGAACAGACTATGCCAATGACCTTGATGGCCCTACTACCCCTACAAGTACTTCTTTAGCTACTGATACAGCTACAGGTAAATTTTCAGGTTCTCCTAAAGCAAAGACTAAACCATCTATTGTTACAAAACGTACTAGCAAAGGCACAGGCACACGTAAAGCAGCACCTACTGGTGATGACAGACTATCACAGGCTAACTTCTTAGAACGTGCGTTAGGCATTACACCTGCAAAAGTAGGTGCTAGGCGTGGTAATGATGGTGTGTTGTACCGTACACAGGCAGACAAGCGTGAAGCTGATAAACGTCAAGAAGATGCTAAAGTAAGGGAAAGAAATTCAGCTAGAGCAGTAGCACGGAGGGATGGTAAGCTAGATGCTTTTAATAAAAAGTATGCAAAGGATATTGAAAAAAGACACGGTGGAGAAAAAGAAGATACTAAAATTGTTTGCACTGAAATGTATCGTCAAACACAACTGGTAGATTGGCAACACACTATGAAAATTTGGCATGTATATCAAGAAAAGCACTTGACACCTTACCACCAAGTGGGTTATCATTGGTTATTCAAACCATACGTTAGAGGTATGAAGAATAGTTCTATACTAACTAAGTTAGGTGCAGCATTAGCAAAACATAGAACAGAACATTTACGTTACATATTAACTAAAGGTAAAGCTAAAGATAACCTAATAGGTAATGTCTGGTGTAAATTTGTACATCCATTAGTGTACATTGCTGGTATCATAAAAGAAAAGATAGGCAAATAAATGGAAGAAGATACATATACATATGCAGAGTTCTTTGATGAGGTACGTGAACGTGTTATTGAATTATCTGATGAGGAAAAGTCTACACTAGCTTCTTTACAAACCTCACCTCTAGGTGTTGTTTTAGCAAAGGTACTAGGTCCAGACTTGACTGAGCTAGGTTCAATCTTAGAGCCTAAAACTAAACGTGGTCTAGCTGCACGTAAACCAGCTACTTAGAACTGGCCTACCCACTCCCCTGCAACACAGGCTACGGTGGCCCCAGTAAACAGGAACTATA